GCTGCGGATTGGAAAAAGATCAAGGCAGAGTACATCCGCGGCGGAACGAGCTACCGCAAGCTCGCTAAGAAACACGGTGTTTCGCTCAACACCCTGACGAAGAAGGCTGTGTCAGAAAAGTGGGCAGACCTGCGGAAACAAAAGTACAGTGAAAGTACTGCAAAAATGGTTGATCAGATCGCAAGTCAGGAAGCGAAAAAGGCGGTAGATTTATCCGACATCGCGGAGCTGATTGCGTCCAAGATCAGAGAGGGCATAGAGGACGGGACCTACATCCACGATGCCCAGAGTACGAGGCAAATAACTGCTGCCCTCAGGGATCTCAAGGAGCTGAGACCTGACAAGATGAGGAGCGATGCAGAGGAGCAGCTCGCCAGGATCGAGAAGCTCAGGAAAGAAGCGCGGACCGAGGAAGAGTCCCGTGATATCAAGGTCATCATATCCGATGACCTCAAAGACTACAGCGTATAAGGAGTGTGTGGAAAATGAGAGAAGTAACGATCCCCGAAGGGTGGAATCCTTGCAAGATCACTGTGAATAATGTTACTTACGAGTACCCCGCGGGCCAGACCGTGGAAGTACCCGATGAGGTGGCTGCCATCATCGAGATGGGCGCTGCCAATGTGTACAAAGCCAAGGACCAGAGACAGGTCTTTTCCTTGGAGTTTGGCCCGGATGATGCCGGCAAGGTGCTGACAGTGAACGAGGACGAGACCGGTGCCAAGTGGGCGGAAGCCTCCGGTGGCGGAAGCGGTGGCATCATGGTCGTGACGCCGTCATACGACGAGTCGATATCTAACTATGTCCTCGACAAGAAGGCGAAGGAGATCAGTGACGCGATCGACTCCGGTATTTTTGTAATAATAAAAAATGTCGACGAAACCCATTATGAATTATACACCTTGTGTAGAGTAGATATTTTTAGCAATGGTTCGTATCAATTTGAATTTAATAAAGCTACTGGTCAAGATTATTATAGTGCATCCGGGGATGACGAATACCCGACGATGTACATCCCGGACTAAACCAGGCTAACCGGAGGCGCCCATGAAGACAGTGACGATACCTACGGACCACACGAGGTTTGTGGTTGAGATCAACGGAAGGAAGCTCGTCTTCCGCGGCGGGGAGACATACGAGCTCGCGGATGATGTGGCGGACCAGGTGGAAAAGTATATCGCGGCTGAACCCAAGGCTCTGCCGCATGTGGATATCACCCCGTATGAGTACGGGAAATATTGAGAGGTGACTTATGCAGACTGTTACTATCCCTCAGGGCTTCAAACCCTTTAAGGTGACGATCAATTACAAGGATTATGAATTCGAGCCCGGGAAGGAATACACCGTGGCGGACGATGTTTACGAGCAGATCAAGCGCTACATCGCCGGCATGGAGCTCCCGGAAGGCATCATCGGCGATCCTTTCGCTTCGTATGATGTGGTGATCAGATGTGACGCTCCAGCTTCCCCTAAGGAACTGCCCAAGTTTACATTGCTCAAGGGCAGCTACAAGCTTGCAAAGAACCGGATCAAAAATAAAGTGCCGGTAAGCATGCTGGTCTACTTCATGCGCCGCGAAGACGGCGAAACTGCTGAGCTGGACATTTACAAAGGAGTTGCGATTGATGAACTCACTGCCGTTACAGGACCCGATTACGAAAAGATTGAATTCGGGTCCACTGAGATCGGAGATGTGGTCTGGGCTCCCGCCACTGAAACCGAACCCGAGAAAATCACGGCAAGGCCGTCATAACGGCGCCAGATAAACCTCAGGGGAAGGAGGTGATCCGTGAAAACGCTCTGTATCTCTCCCCCATCAGACAAACAGAAGCTCTTCCTCCTGGCTTCAAAAAAGTATGTCTGCTTCGGAGGAGCCAGAGGGGGTGGCAAGAGCTGGTCTGTCCGGACCAAGGCCAAGCTTCTTGCCCTCCGGTATGAGGGTATCCGGATACTCATTGTGCGTAGGACCTATCCGGAGCTTATCAACAACCACATAAGGATCTTGCGGGGTGAGCTCCAGGGTATCGCACGGTACAACGATAAGGACAAGATTTTTAGCTTCAACAATGGTTCTGTCATCCAGTTCCAGTACTGCGCGAAGGACGCTGACCTTGACCGGATGCAAGGTGTGGAGTATGACATCATCTTCCTGGATGAGGCCACACAGCTCAGCGAATACCAAATGAAGGCCATCACAGCCTGTATGCGTGGTGCCAATGATTTTCCGAAGCGTACATACTTCACCGCGAACCCCGGCGGACAGGGGCATCAGTACATAAAGCGCCTGTTCATCGACCGGAACTTCCAGGAAGGGGAGCATCCGGAGGACTATGAGTTCATCCAGAGCCTCGTGACAGACAACAAAGCCTTAATGGAGGCCCAGCCTGACTACATCAGGCAGCTTGAAGCCCTCCCGCCGAAGCTCCGTGACGCATGGCTCTACGGCTCCTGGGATGTGTATGAAGGGCAATTTTTCGAGGAATTCGCTGACCGGCCCGAGCACTACATCGACAGGACCTTTACCCACGTGATCGAGCCCTTCGAGGTCCCTGATTCCTGGAAGATCTACAGGTCCTTCGACTGGGGCTATGCCAAGCCTTTTAGCTGCGGATGGTGGGCCATCGATCATGACGGCGTGGCCTACAGAATCTTGGAGCTATATGGCTGCACCCAGACCCCCAATGAGGGCGTCAAGTGGACGCCTGACAGGGTCTTTACGGAGATCCACCAGATCGAGACAGAACACAGGTGGCTTAAGGGGAAAAAGATCACCGGCATAGCAGATCCTGCCATCTGGGACGCTGAGACCGGTGAGTCTATCGCGGATGTAGCCGGTAAGCATGGAGTGCTCTTTACCCCTGGGGACCACAAGCGGCTCCCGGGATGGTTACAGGTGCACTACAGGCTGACCTTCGATGAAAATGGTTACCCGATGATGTATGTTTTCAAGAATTGTCGGGCCTTCATCAGGACCATGCCGCTCCTCATGTATGACGAGCATAAGCCCGAGGATCTGGACAGTGACGGAGAGGATCACGTAGCAGATGAGGTCAGATATTTCTGTATGAGCCGGCCTATTGCACCGCGCATGGCACCGGCACCTGACAAATACAATGAGAGCCCTCAGGCGATGTATCTGGACATCCCGAAGGAAGATATCATAGCGAGACCGCGCATGAGCCGAATGGAGGTTTTAAGTGGCGGATACGAGAAGGAGACCTGACGAGGAAAGAAGTCAGGCAAGGACAGGACAGCAGAATGAGAGAGTGGTACCGGAGATCCCTGAGGAGAGCAGGACGCCTGAGACACCCATGGCGGGTTCACCCATGCAGACTGAGCCCCAGGGACAGACCGGCTTCCATGGTGCGGGAAGACAGCCTACAAATGCAGAGCAGATGCTCTTACGGCAGTCATCCCCGCAGCCCACTCTTGACGATGCGATAAATGGAATGATGATGACAGGCGGCGGAGCTCAGGGTCCCGCTGCCATTGACGGTTTTCGGGCTTTGGCATCACCCATCGGCAAAGAGGCCATCCAGAAGGCCACCCAGATCCTTCAGAAGTACAAGGAAGGGAAGTACAACCTGGAGCAGAGGATCATCAACAACGAGGAATGGTACAAGCTTCGCCACTGGGAGACCATGCGGAAAGACAAGAACATGGTGCAGCCGGTGTCAGGCTGGCTCTTTAACTGCATTGCCAATAAGCATGCAGATGCCATGGACAACTTCCCGCACCCAAATGTCCTCCCCAGGGAGGAAGGGGATAAGGGACAGGCTGAGATGCTTTCATCCGTCATCCCGGTCATCCTCGATCAGAATGATTTCGAGGAAACCTACGATGAAGTCTGGCTGTACAAGCTGAAATCAGGCACCGGTGTATATGGTGTCTTCTGGGACTCTTCCAAGCTCAACGGCCTCGGTGACATCGCCATCGAGAAGGTGGATATCATCAATCTCTTCTGGGAGCCTGGGATCACGGATATCCAGGAATCGAGGAATCTGTTTCACGTGGAACTTGTTGATAATGAACAGCTCCTCGGTCAGTACCCGCAGCTACAGGGGAAGCTGAGTACAGCCACAATCGACATCGCCAAGTATGTCTATGACGATACCGTGGATACCACTGAGAAGTCCGTGGTTGTGGACTGGTACTACAAAAAGCGGAACAGTCAGGGAAAGACGGTCCTGCACTACGTGAAGTATGTCAATGATGAGGTCTTATTTGCCTCGGAAAATGACCCGCAGATGGCTGACCGGGGATTCTATGACCATGGCCTGTATCCTTTTGTCTTTGACCCGCTTTTCCGCGTTGAAGGGACGCCGGCGGGCTTTGGATACATCGATGTGGGCAAGTCCGCTCAGGAGTACATCGACCGCGGCAACCAGGCGATCATGCAGAACATGCTGAGTAATGCTCGGCCTCGTCACTTTATTCGGTCTGACGGCTCTGTGAATGAGCAGGAATATGCAGACATGACCAAGGACTTTGTCCATGTGGACGGCAACCTCGGTCAGGACAGCATCCTTCCGATCAATGGCAAGCCCCTAAATGACATCTATGTACAGGTCATCAACAACAAGATCGATGAGTTGAAGGAGACCACCGGTAACCGTGATGTCTCTAACGGGGGCACATCGTCCGGTGTAACCGCATCGTCTGCCATCGCAGCCATGCAGGAGGCCGGCAGCAAGCTCAGTAGGGACAGCAACAAGAGTGCTTACAGAGCCTTCAGACGGATCTGTCTCATGGTGATCGAGCTGATCAGGCAGTTCTACGATCTCCCGCGGTGCTTCCGTATCATCGGCATGAACGGTGTCGCGAAGTTCGTGCAGTACAGTAATGCGGGCATCGTCCCACAGGCCCAGGGCATGGACTTTGGCCTTGACATGGGACTCCGTATCCCGCTCTTTGACATCGAGGTCGCCTCGGAAAAGGAAAGCCCGTATTCGAGGATGTCGCAGAACGAGTTGGCGCTTCAGTTCTATTCCGCCGGCTTCTTTAATCCGATGATGGCTGACCAGGCGCTTGCTTGCCTTGACATGATGGACTTTGACCATAAGGACGCTGTCATGCAGAGGATTTCGCAGAATGGCGGCATGTACATGATGATGCAGCAGATGCAGAGTCAGATGATGCAGCTCGGCGGCATGGTAGACCAGGCACACGGCGATACCGCTGTGACAGACAGCTTAGCTCAGCAGTTCGGGCTCCAGAATCAGGCACGGCCCGGGTCCGGTTCGACCGGAAGACCGGAGCTCTCCGCTGACAGCAAAGAGTCATCCATCACACGGAATGCCCGTCAGAGGGTAGCAGATTCCACCGCACCGCGGTGAGAAAGGAC